GCTGGCTGGGTAAGGCTCGACCGTTCCGCCACGTTCACCGGTGATGGAACGACAACTCTGTGGACGCTCCCGGCAGACTGGGTAAGGTTCAGTCCTGGCGACAAGGCTCCATACAGCCCGCTGGTATCCAGCAAATATCCGCTTCTACCGCTTCTGGGCCCTGTCAACACCGAAGAGTTGAACCAGCTGAAGGCGTTGCCAGCCTCGACCGTTCGTCCTGTGTGGCGGATTGTCGGCACGTCGATCGAGCTGTGGCCAGCGATCTCGGCTGGCGAGATCATCACGTTCAGCTACTACTCGTCCTACTGGATTCTTGCCAGTAATGGCACCACTCGGAAGGCCGAGTGGTCTGTCGATACGGACACATCGCTGATCCCTGAGCGGCTCATTCAGAAATACATTCTATGGCGGTGGATGGCCAGCAAGGGCTTCGACTATGCCGAGGCGTTCCGTGACTATGAGATGGCGCTTCCAAGAATGGCTGCCCAGCAGATGACCGAGCGCACAATCTCCACATCGAGAGACTGGATAACCAGCGGATACGGGTTCTATGGAACGATCACCGACAACACGACGCCAATATGAGTTTTGTAGATACGGTCTGGACCGTAATTCTTGTACTCTGGATATACTGGCTTTTTACTAGATGAACTGCATGTTCGACCACTACGCGCCTGCAATCGGCTGGTTCTGGTTTCCTGATGGCTGCTATTGTCAGGAGGACCAGCTTCAGCCACTGTGTGCCTATCATGCCGAGCGGTCTAGATCGCTTCGCTATGACATCAAAGAGTTCATCTATTGGGGAGCGTGACATGCATGGGCTTGTTCCGAAGGGCCTCCAGAACTGGCAGTGGCGGCACTGGTGGCGGAAGCATATGCACAATGAGCCTTACTACTGGGGTGCGTGATGCTGAAGGCTCTTCGTGACAAGACCCAGGGACAGCGGAACAAGGTGTCCGAGTCTAGGTCGCTTGGGGTGCCGGTAAAGGGCTGGTATGTTGGTGCGCCTATGGCAGAAGCTCCTGCTGGCACAGCATTTCTTCTCGAAAATACTTTTCCTGAATACGACTACATCCGCCTCCGTGGCGGTGCCGTCCAGTTCGCTACCGGCATGAGCGGAGTCGTCCGCACTCTTCTTCCGTACACCGATGGTACGGCAGGCAAGCTGTTTGCTGTCAATGCTGGGAACATCTTTGACATCTCATTGGGCGGGGCTGTCGGTGCCCCAGTCGTGACCGGACTGAATGCGACAGCTATCATGTCCTATACCCAGTACTCAGGGACTGGGCCTCAAACCTTGGTGTGCGCCAACGGAGTTGATCCTCTCCAGTTCTACAATGGGACTTCATGGTCTACTGCACCTGCGTGGACAGGGCTTGGCCCTGCTGCAATTTCGAATGTCTGGCAATACAACAACAGGCTTTATGGCATCGCTGCCAACAGTACTGATGTTTACTACGTGGGCGTCAATGCGATTGGAGGACCAGTAACAATCTTTCCAATGGGTCCTCTTCTCCGGCTCGGTGGGAAGCTGGCAGCAGGGGGCACGTGGACGCAGCTGACTTCCAATGGCATCCAGTACACCTGGTTCGTGATCTCCACTGAAGGCGAGATCATCGTGTTCACTGGGTCATTCCCAGGGGATACGACAGGCGATCCGTGGCGGCAGACAGGTTGCTACAAGATGAGCCGTCCGCTTGGACAGAACTGCATCCAGGCAGGGGGCGGCGATGTGGCCATTCTTACAGAGGAAGGCATCGAGGCGCTGAGCCAGGCCAGATCACTGGACGAGATTGCCATTGCTCCTAGGGCCGTATCTGCTGCCATAGGCCCGGCATTCAGAGAAGCTGTCATTGCCCGTTCCGGACTTGTTGGATGGCAGATGATTGTCTGGCCTCTGCGCTATATGGCCATTGTTAACATGCCGCAGATAGGGCCGCCTCATACACAGTTCATCTCGAATGCGAGAACTGGAGCCTGGTGCCGCTATATAGGCTGGGACGCCAGATGCTTTGCAATTCATGGGCTCGGCCAGAGCAAGCTGTATTATGGAACTTCGGATGGCCGTGTCATGCAGGCGGAACAGGGCGGTATGGACGATGGCCTATCCTATTGCGGGACCATCTTCTATTCCTACAGTGCTGTAGGTACGCTTGATGTCGGCACGGCTGGCAGCGGAGCTGTTGTCAGTGCAGGACAGAGTACATCGCGCAAGCAGGTGAAGATGATAAGGCCGAGGTTCCAGACCAACATTCAGGACATCATACCCAAGATCACGATCAATACCGATTTCAACACGACCATCCCGTCACCACCACCGCCATCAGGAACCATTCCGGCTGGAGCACTATGGGGCGTTGCGAAGTGGGGTGTGGACAAGTGGCCAGGTCCCAGCTTCTTCGAGACTCAGCATTGGCACGAGACCTATGCAATGTCTTCCGTGCTTGCTCCGGTCATTCAGATATCGATCAAGAATGCGACTACGCCAGACCTCAGACTGACCAATATTGATGTGCTCTTCGAGTCAGGGAACATCTTTGGATGAGTGCGACCATATTTGCATCACAAGTAGGAGTGACATCAACCTCGGCTCAGATCGTCTCTACCAGAGCGAGCAGAGTCGATCTCAGGATAAGATTGCTGTCAAAGGCAGCTCCGTTAGAGGTCTCATTTGGATCATTTTCTCTTGGTCAGGGCTATGTCGTCCCCTTGGGGACTGACTTTGTTCTGACTGGCTATACTGGAGCGGTATGGGGAGCTGTCGGAAGCGGAGTTTCAATAATTGCGACGATTCTGGAAACTGTATGAGGGATGTAGTCCAGGACAATCGGAGAGCGAGGAGGGTCATCGAGGCTAATCTTCCAATCCATGTGTCAGTTCCGTATTCTGGACTTTTGCTCGTGGATGGCAAGAGGCTGCTAGGGGCTTGCGTATTCGATCGCTGGAATCGTCGGAACGTGGAGTTCACCTGCGTCCTGCTTGAGCATGACATTGGGATGCGGATAGCCAGGCGTGTAGCCTATTATGTCTTCAGCCCCCACAACATGGGGTGCCACCGCTGTACAGCCACTACTCCTAGGAGTAATACTAGGGCAATCAAGGCTCTCGAAACTCTAGGATTCAGGTTCGAGGGTATCATGAGGGAGTACTTCCCTGATGACGACGGGATGGTCTATGGGCTGCTGCGCAGCGAGCAGAAGATAATGAAAGGGCTACGCTAATGGGTGGTGACTCGCCGCCTCCGGTTTATCAGCCGCCGCCGCCAACTCCTCCTGATCCATTTGCGACAGCGCAGGCTCAGCAGGGCTACAATATCAATGCGGCTATTGCTCAGAACCAGCTTAATAATACGAACCAGATTACTCCGTACGGGCAGATTCATTACACGCAGACTGGCGGTGGACTTGTAGGTGCCACGCCAGCTCAGGCTGCCACTCCGGCAACAGGCGGATACTGGAATGGACAGGCATGGATTCCGACAGGCGGATCGCCTGGACATCCTGCCACTGAAGGCCAGTTCGTACCACAATATACAGCAACTACAACGCTTAATCCAAAGCTGCAGGGTATCGTCAATACGACGATGGGCAATGCCCAGACCAATGCAAACCTTGAGGGAAAGCTTCTTGGCAATGCACAGCAGACGCTCACGCACCCACTTGACCTTAGCTGGGGCGCTCTTCAAAACAATATTTACGGACTGGAGCGGAACACCCTCGACCCGTACTGGAAGCAGCAGCAGGAGCTTGAAGACCAGAAGCTCGCCAACCAGGGACTCACGCCAGGATCGCAAGGGTGGGGATATGACCAGACGCAGTTCGGACTGAACAAGTCCAATGCCTATACGGACGCGATGCTGAAGGCACAGGGGCAGGCCGCATCAGACATCACTGCCCAGTACAACAGCCCGCTGAATGTCCTTAGCGCTCTTAGATCAGGATCGCAGGTCTCGCAGCCCGGCGTAGGGCAGCCTGCTTCTACTGCGCAGGGACAGATAGGCGCTGCTCCATATGCCTCGGTTGCTCAGGGCAACTACGCTATCGGCTCGCAGAATTTCAATGCAGCACAGGACGCCACACAGAAACAGTACCAGGCACAGCAGTCCCAGCAGAATCAGCTGCTAGGAGGCCTGTTCGGACTTGGTGGGCAATTGCTCGGGGCGATCCCTGGTCTGGCTGCGATATGATCGGGGCAACCGTATTCGTAATAAGCACTCCGATGTCCGAGAAGTTCTGGAGCGCGATCCTTCTTTTTGAATTGGTCATCTGGCTATGGCCCTGACTACATACGACCCGAATGGCCCTCTGATTGATCCTGATGTCCAGGCGTTGCTTGACCGCTATCGGCAGCAGCAACTTCTCAGGCAGCTTTCTGGTCAGCAGGAGGATGTCGGCAATCCCAAGAATGTAGGCGAAGGCATCAATGCGCTCGGCAAGGGTGCAGCTAATATGCTTATGGGCTTTGCTGCCCATAAGCAGGCCTCTGATCAGGCTGCATTGCAAAGCAGAATTGCTAGTACGTTTGGAGGAATGGGCGGTTCAGGAATGCCAATGCCGAGATATACGGAACCTGCTGGAATGGCTGCCCCACTGAGCGGAGCTGGGCCACTAGGTTCTGTTTCTCCATCAAACATCGATACAGCAGCATTGTTTTCTCCGCATCGCTGGGCCCGTGGACTTGTTCCAGCCTCGGCATTCAACAGTTCTCTTATAGCAAAGGGGCTTTCTCCTGCAGCAGCTGCAGGGGTAACTGGCAATGCCACATGGGAAAGTGGTGCGCCCAAAGGATATGTCTATCTCGATCCTGCAACTGATGCCAATGTGAAAAACTGGGGTACAGGAGATGCTGCTGTAGGCTCCATTCAGTGGGAAGGTGCCCGCAAGGCAGGAGTAGGCCCAAGTCTTGAGAGCCAGACGAAGCACATTGCGGATGAGCTGAGGGCTGGAAATC